ACGCATTTTTAAAAGATTCTTTTGACCTGTTAAATGCTTGGGGGTTTAATTATAAAGCTACTTTGGTATGGGATAAAGTTAAAATGGGTATGGGTAGAAACATAAGGATGCAACTAGAATTTTGTTTACTCGCTACCAAAGGAAAACCAATTTTAGATGGTAGTGGAGAACGTGATATTATCACTGAACCTAGGAGAGAACACAGCAGAAAACCTGAAGCTTTTTATACTAAAGTTGATAATATGACTGTTGGTTATAAAT